CGAGAGTAGAGTCTTCCCAAGCCTGCTTTCAAGGTTGGTTAGCCGTAACTCCGAACTAGTATGCCTAGACCACGAATCTACCTCTTTTGAAGTAGCCGTGTCCCTCTCGAGAGCGCGAGTTCTATCTAAGAGCTCATCTACTTTCACAAGTAGTTCGTCATTGTACTTTCCAATACACATGAAAATGTAGAGGATCGTACGGACGGCGTGATTCGACGATCGACCAGAGAGCAAGGGTTGCCCAATGGTCATCGAGAAATCGAGAGGAGGTATACCTCCCTCCACCTTCCGAAGGATTTTCTCAAGGCGATTGCCTTTGGGATTATCCAGCATTCTCCACAGGGGTGGATTATGCCAAAGGTCACTCAGGCCCGCGCCCTCTAAAGCGCGGACTATCCTGGTGTACCGAGTCTTATCGGAACTAACCAAGTTCTTGATAAGCGTCGGTTGGCGAGGTATCCACATAGCATAGCTATTTGGAATTTGACATCTGATACTATTTAGATGGTGTCGGATGTCAGTAATCAGCGATCTTGCGATCGCCCAGGTAAGGTCAACACGTGCTTGAGTAGAACTCATTCGTTGGATAACGTTGGGACGTTCCTTTGCAGGAACTACCGGTGTTAACCATTCAAGAATGTCATCTATTTTAAACTCCTCACCGATCTTCGATCGGAAAGGATTTAGAAGACAAAACTTGAGCACTGGGTATAACATACCTTCTCCTGGAGTCGTAAGCGAGCTCATTAGAGCCTGCCACTGTCCAGGAGTGGCTGCCTTCCTTACGAGGGCATTTCCCTTAGATTTCAGCGACGTTCCGAACCTAGCCAGAATACGATTTGCGTACTCGAGTCTAGCCGCCCATGTGTAGGACGACACCTCCTCTTTCAAGGAAAGTGGACTGATGTTACCACCAGGGAAATACCGTTGGTTTGCGAACTCAAAGGAGTTCTTCTTAGATCTTAACGATTTAAGTATTCCAATGATAATGTAGAAATCCGCGCAGGTGAGTTGGTAGCGTGATGCTACCCCCTCCGAGCGGGCAATGTCAACATCGTCTCCTAAAACCATGTAGTACGGG